TGAGTTTCCAATAACTTATTGCAAGATTTAGCAATGTCTGTCGACATGCCAGTATCTACCGATATGATAGATTCTGCCTCTAAGTCCATAAGAACCTCCTTGTGCGAGAATCAATATATTATCTAATTGATTTTTGCAAACAAATAATTTAAATAATTCTGCGTGTATAATTATAAAACAAAACCTTTCAAACATCAAAGACAATCATTAATTGAAGGAGCCAAGCCTTTTAACTTTGCTTATTTTATGGAGATGGGAACTGGTAAGACTAAAGTAGCTATTGATAATGCAGCATACTTATACCAAGAACAAAGAATTGATTTTGCTTTTGTTATTGCGCCTAATTCAGTTTATCAAAATTGGAAAAAAGAAATAGACTTTCATTGTCCTGAAGAAACTAATATTTACATCTGGAAAGTTACTAAAGATAAAACATTTAAACTAGACCCTAAAAAATTAACGTTTATTTTAATGAATGTAGAAGCCTTATCCCATGCATCTGGTAAGAAATGGCTTGAATATAAACTTCTTAAACATGGAATGAGAAGTATGATTATCTTAGATGAAAGCACATCTATAAAAAATCTTAAAGCTTCAAGAACAAAAGCTATTATAAAACTTGGTCAATTAGCTAGATATAAGAGAATACTTACTGGTTCACCTATAACTAAGTCACCACTAGATTTGTTTTCTCAGTGTGCTTTTTTAGATAAAAAATTATTGGGGTATGAAAACTTTACAGTATTTAAATCAAAATATGCAGTAATGTATAGTATTGAAAGAGGTGGCTACAATATACAAATACCTAAGTATTATGTAAATCTTGAAGAGCTAGAATATAAAATTAAAACATTTTCATATAGGGTTAGAAAAAAAGATTGTTTAGATCTTCCAGAAAAAATGTATGTACAAAGAAACATTGAATTACCTGATGAACAGAGAATTGCTTATGAAAAACTTAAGGCTACTGCAATTATATTACTCCAAAATGATGAAGTATCCTACAATAATAAACTGACAGAATTACTTAAATTACAACAAGTAGCTAATGGTTTTGTTAAAACTAATGATGGAAAAATTGTTGATTTTAAAAGCAATGCAAAATTAAAAGAGTTAATGAGTATCTTGGAAGAGAGTGAAGACAAGTGTATTATATGGGCTAATTATGTACATAATATAGAAATGATTAAAAAAAAACTAGGAGAGACCTATGGAAAAGATTCGGTGGTTTCAATATACGGAAAAGATTCAGTGGATCTTCGTAACAAAGCTGTTGAAAGTTTTCAGTCTGATGACAGATGCCGTTTCCTTGTTGGGAACCCTACTGTTGGTGGTTATGGTCTTACCCTTACTGCTGCTAAGTATGTTATATATTTTAGTAATTCTTACAACTTGGAAGTCCGTCAACAAAGCGAAGATCGTGCTCATAGATATGGTCAAACTTCTCAAGTTACATATATAGATCTTATTGCAACAGATACCATTGATGAAATGGTATTACACAATTTAGAAAATAAAATAGAATTATCTGCTAAGACTCTTGGGGAACAGGTTCAGAAGTGGCTTTAGATTTATGATATCTATCTACTCTTTCTAACCATTTATCTTCATACTCTTTTAATTTAGATTCATTCATTTTAAACTCTTGATACAAAACATCTTTTGTACAAATACATATAAGGCCTTGTGTTATAGGACCATATTGTTCTTTATGTGCTAATGAATATGCAGCTATCTGATAATAATAATCTTCTACAAACTCTTCTCTCTTTGGTTTGTTGCTTTGTTTAAAGTCAATAATTGTAGGCTTATCATCATAAAAACCAACCACATCTGTGGCTCCTGCCCATCTATCTTCATAAGCTAGGCTTACTTCATTACCCCATACCTCTTTCAATAGGTCAAGATTGTTTACTATCTCATGAGCCATAAGTCTTGCTTTAGCTCCATCCTCAGAGAGATTTATGTAGCCACGACCATCTATGTAGTTTTCAAGGACATAGTGCATCTCCGTGCCTCTGAGGGCTGCCTGAGAGGTAATTCTAGCTGCTTCTTGGTATCCGACTCTCTCACGCCATCTATCAAGTCCAGCTTTCTTTTCCTCTGATTGAGTAGCAGATAGTATGGTTGTAACACTTGGTATTTTTTTGTTACCTACATTATAAGTCCGTGAGCCGTCTTCCTCTTGTCTAGTATACTTCTTATAATTGTATTTATTTACTAACTTGAGATCGGTAATTTGAAATTTGTTATTATCTTTGATTAGTCGCACATGGTCTTTTAGAATACTTTGAATAGAAGAGCAACTATTATTCCAATCATTGATGTCATTAAAAATGCAGTAGAAGAGATAAGAATTTTTTCGATTCTATGTACATCTGTATGTAAATCTTTTATCTGTTTATTAGTTTGTTCTTGCATGATTCTGCACAACTTCTCGTGGTCATCAATTCTTTGATGAGCTAAATTATCTTTACTAGAAGTTTTTCTTGGCACTTACTATTCCTCCCTTATTGAAAAGGTTAAGGGCTTGTGCTAATTCAGTATTAGGTTGTCCACCCATTGGTAGGTTAGATGGTGTAACATTTGGTAAAGGTATGTTACTAGTGTCGGAGCCTACAATAGAACCAACTCTTTGGCCAGAGCCTTGGTTTTGTATTCCAGATTGTATGTAAGGATCTATTTGTATAGCTGGTGCATTTTCTGGATCAAACTGTCTTGTTGCTGGTGCATTAGGCATAACTCCAGTTTTAAAATATTTTTCAAAAGCTTCTTTATTACCGTTAAGTTGATTGATTGCTGCTTCTGCTTCCTGTGGACCTATTATTCCTTCAGCAACTAACGCACTTCCAAGTTGTCCTATATATCTTTCTAATTTTGGAAAGCTATCAATTTTACCAACTTTACCAACACCTTTAGCTGCACCCCCTAAACCATCTATTAAAGCTTTTGTAGTAGAAGGTCTTGATAAAGCATAAGCTAAAGCAGTAGGGCCTAATACAAAAAATGTTGCAGCACCTGGATCAATTGTTCCAGTTGAAAAACCTACTACACCTACAATCTGTGAAATAGCTCCAGCTTGTTTCATTTGTACTAACATTTCTCCACTTGTACCAGCAGACCCTGGTGGTTTAATTTTACCTTCAACCATTTGAATTCTTCTTGTGTAGTCTCTTATTCCTTTTATTTGTTGTGGGTTTAAGAAACCTACATCATCTTTTAATAACCAATCATAATCTTTTAAAAATTTTTCAGCTTTACCTTTATCTAATTTAAAATATTGACCCGCTTTATCTACACTGCTATTTAAAAAATCTTTTAAAAATTGACCTTGTAATGCACCTCTAATTGCCAATCTATTTGGAAAGACATCAAACTCTTTTCCAGCAACTTTAAATTTTGCATCTTCTAAACTTTGATTAAATGCTCTGAAGTAACTTGGTTTACCTGCACCTATAATATTTTTATATAAAGTTTCTTGCCCCATCTGTGAGTTTAATAATTTTTTAATTGTTTCTTGTTGAAAAGGTTTTGCACCTAAATTAGTAAAACCTGAAGCAATTACTCTTTTTGCATTTAGTGCAGCTGGTAAAGGAGAATTAGCTAACATAGATTCCATTCTTTTTAGAAGTTCTGCTCTTACCGAAGATGCTTTACCAGTAAGGCCTTTCATGTCTCCAATAGCAGTGTATACATTTTTAAATTGATTATAATCAATTCTATCTCCTAATCTTCCAACCATAGATAACATTTCTGTAATGTCTCCATTTTTTACAATAGCGTTGTCCCCCATTGCCTCATAAACATAGTCATCTAATTTTGTAACATCTTTATTTACATACTGACCATTAGGTTGTCTTTCTCTTACTCTTATTGTTTTAGATACTTCATCACCTCTAATTAAAACATCATAAGCTGGATCCATTGATCCATCTGCTCTTCTTACTGTTGCGTTTATATCAGCAGTAAGATCATTCCATAATTTATTTTTAGTTCCTTGATAGATATCAGTATAATTACCTTTTATTTGTGCGTTTAAAAATTGGGTTACTCCATCCTTAGCAGCATCATAATCTATTTTTGGTAAATCTTTTGTTAATACTTTTGTAAATTGATCAATAGATTCAATTGTTGTAATTCTTCCTAGTCCTTCTGCATTTCTTATAAATGCACCACCACCAATAGAAGCAGCAGCAAGAGAAGAAGCTAACTCTACTCCAGATTGGTCTGTTAATTTACCAGCTACAATATTACCTCTTTCAAAAACAAATTCTTCTCCTTTGCCTAATAATCTTTTCTTTTTTTCAAAAAAATCTGGTCTTGCTTGTTGTGCACTTTTATATGCATCATCACTTAATTCTAAACTTTCTAAAACAACTCTTTGTTGTGGGCTAATTGTAACTGTAGTTTTTAATGCTTCTTCAGTTAAACCTTTACCAACTAATTTGTCTAAAACTTCTTTAGATGGTAATTTTCCAGTTTCTTTAATTTTTGCTATTTCTTTATAAAATAATTTATCTGCATCTAATCCTTTAACGACATCTCTAGCACCTTCAATTGTTTTAATAGAAGACCCAGTTACTTTATTAGATATTTTAGCTAATGCACCAGCCATACCAAAACCAAGTATTTCACCAAAAGCACCTTGAGCTGTTCCTCTTGCGACCTCTCTTACAATACTTTCTCTTGGATCAAATGTTTGAGATATAGCTGCACCAGCTCCACCTCCAACTCCAGCACCAGTTACACCTGCTAAAATTTTTTGTTTATTTTTACTTAAATTTAAAAGTGGTCTTGCAATTCTAGCTATTCTTGCAGCAGCGATAGATGTACCAACTAAAGATGAGCCTCCAGTAAATGGAGCTGCAGCTACACCAGCAATACCTCCAGCTATTGATAATCCAACCTCTGTCACTATTCTCATAAATTCTGGACTAGATAAAAAACTTTCTGTATCTTTATTATATTTACCTTTAGCAGCATCTGATAAAACTTCTTCAGGTGTAATCATTAGTTTCATCTCATCATCAAAACTTAAACCACCACCTTTAGTATTACTTTTTGCAGCCAATACAGAATCAATGGCTAATTGTTCTTTAGGTGTAGGCGAGGAGCCTTTTATTTTGAATGTTTCGTTTTGTACTACTATTTCTCCCATAAGAATCCTTAATTTGCACTTACATCATATTTATTACCATCATATTGTTTGATGGTAACACCTTCACTTAAATCAATATAGTTTGAAGCACCTTTTCCTGAAGCCTCCATAATTTCCAAAGCAGTAGTAAAATCTGCATTGTTATCTTCTGCTATTGCAATTGCGTCTGCAAAATAACTATCTAATGCTTGTAGCTTTGCTTCAAATGTAGCTTCAGTATCTCCTACTTGTGGAATTAGTTTTGTAATTCTTTCTGCTTCTTGTTCTGATACTGCTGCACCAGAAATCGCTTGAGTTACAAATGAAGTTGCTTGTTGAATTCTACTTTTAAAAGCACCATAATCTTTTGAAAATTGTGATCCACCTACTTTACCAAGTGATGCTCTTATTCTAGAAAAATCACCAAATCCTACTGGCTTCCCTAACTTATAATAATCATCACCGATTCTTGATAGAATAGTTCTTACTCTTTTACTTCCTTGAATTTGTTTTATAGATTCAGCAGAGGGTTTAGATACAACAGTAATTTTTCCAGTTCCATCAACTTGAGCTACAGTTCCTTTTGGTAAGTTGTAAGATTTTAATTCGTCATTTGATAATGTTCTTACACCTTTTCCTGTACCTTTAGCTTTTTCTACAGATAGAATAGTAGCTGGTAATTTTGCAAGACCCTCTCCTAAAGCACTAAATACGGGAGCAGTTCCTTTTCCTTTAGCTTGTAATAATGGAGCAGCAAGTGTTGCAGCATATATAGCTTTTTCTTTTGGAGATAATGCACTTATACCACCAGTTTGAAAATGTTTAATAGTAGGTTTTAAATTTTTAAAATATCTATCTTTAAATAATTTTCTAGTTAATACTTTATCCATTACTGCCTCGGTTGCATCAAGTTGTAAGCAGAGTATGCACCTAGTCCTGCACCTATTGCTTGTCCAACTGGGTTAGCACCGGGAGCCGTGGTTGCTGTAAGTGTACTCTGTGTTGTTGGTAAATTTGTCATAATACCTTTTAAAAATTCAATTCTTTGGAATGGTTCATATGATCTTTGTAATGCAGTTTGTCTTTGTGCATCTAATCCAGCTTGACCAAGTCCTCTTTGGACTCCACCAGCTTGTAATTGAGCTTGTATGTCTGCAAGAGACATAGCTTGTTGTTGAGCTCCTAAAGATCCTAACGTAGCACCAGCAGCTAATTGTTGTTGTCTTTGAGTTTGTGCTGCACCTAACGCAGTTTGAAACCCTTGTGCTTGTGCTTGACCAATATTAGCTAGTCTTGCTCTTTCAATTTCAGCTTCAGCAATACCTTGTCTAGCTCCACCAAATGCACCAGCTCCTACAGCTTGTGCTCCTAATCTATTAGTTGCCATTTGTGCTTGTCTTGTTATTTCATCCGTAACATATGATTGAAAAGGATTTAAAAAAGAAGATATGTTTGGAGCAGCTTGTGCACCTTGTAAAGCAGTTATTCCCTGACCAACAGTTCCAGCACCAACACCAACCTGACCAGCTTGTGTAATAGCAGCTTGTTCAATACCAGATAAAGGAGCTACTTGTACTGCTGGTAATGAAACAGGTTGAGCAGCTAATTTTGCAGCTTGATCGTAAAGTGAAAGTTTTCTTGCTTCAACTCCTGGAGCTTCTCTTTGTGTTACAACTGAAGAACCAGATTCAGTTGGGGCTCCACCACCACCTCCACCAAATATAAAACTCATTACTTAATCTCCTTTGTATATAGATATCTTTTAACACCCCAACCTTTAGTTTTTAAAAAAGGTTGCCATCCAGGTCTTGCATGAACAGCAATTCTTTTACAAGAAGCTGTCTTAGCAAGTCTTTCTATTGTATTTGCAAGATCATCTTGCCATAAATCTCTTTTCTCTCCTTTTAATAAAATTACTTCACATTGATTAAAGTTAGGAAGAGCCGTGATTCGTGTAACACATACACCGAATACTTTGTATTGAATACCGTCATCAGAACCAAACATAACAAATAATTGCATTTGGCCTTCTTTAATTAATTTTTTCAAATCACTTATATCCATAGGATCACCATCATATTTTAAACCTTCTCTCAACATAAAGTCTACCAAGTTCCAATACTCATTGAGCATCCTTGGAAAAATTTCAAGTACCTCTACTTGTTTTTTTATTTTAGTTTGGTTTACTTGCATTGACTATATCGTAAATTCTTTTAAATTTTTTTTGTTGATCATAGAAAAAATCTGCACCAGCTTTTCTCATACCCTTAAAACTTTTTGGATCTGCACCAGATAAAATACCAGCCCCTAAAACTGCATCTGCACGTGACACAAATTCTCCGTCAGCTAATTGTGCTAACATTGTATCTTCATCCTTGTCACCAGCTCCAGCTCCATCTTCGACATAACCCTCAGCTCTAACATAATTATTAACATCATTTTCGTTGTGATCTATTTTTGATGGAAGATAGTTTATACCACCTTGATTATATTTTGGTATTGCTGTTGCAAGACCTCCACTATTTGCATAAAACATATTTGAGCCAAATACTTCTGACCTTGATGGCATAGCATTTTCTACTGGTTGAAATGCTCCTTCTAATTTTCCTGATTGTTCTTTGTATGCTTGTTTATAATCTTCTTCAGTAAAAACTGGTTTTGGATCTTCACCTTCTCCTTCTAACAATGGAATAACAGAACTAGCAATCAAAGCAGTTTCTAAAGGATTCTTTTTTGCTTTTGTTAAAAGTTTTGTAATACCACCTGGTTCTTGAGGAGTTTCTGCTCCAACTGATAATGCTTTTTGATATCCTGGATTTCTAAACTGTGCACCTTGTGTAGCTTCAAAAGGTAATTGTGGAAGACCAGATGTTGTTTGTCCCATTCCTAAAAAATTTCTTGCACTTGATAATGGAGCACCTGTAAAAGTTGAACCTCCTACTCCTGCAGCTCCTAACGCATAAGAACCACCACCAATAATGGCAGCATCTCTTAATGCTCTTTTTGTAGATTTACCTCTAAGTTTTTGTACGCCAAATGTGGCTAATGCTAATGTGAATGGATCCATATACTATTTTCCTAATTATAGCATACATTATACCTTTTTAAGTCTTGGTTATCAACTCATCAACAAAACGACCTTCATAAGCATGTTCCCCAATATGCACTATTCCAGACTCAACATAAGCATAACATTTGCCACCTATGTCTTTCCAAAGTTTACAAAAACTAAAGTCTTCTCCTAAATATGATTTAGTCACTGGATCGTGTAGACAATCAAAGAAGTTCCACATATGTGGTCTATCGACATACTCCCCGTTAATTACTGTTTTTTGCACAATTCCCTTATCTGGATATTTTTCAATCATTTTTTCAAAAACTGATCTTTTAATTAACATACATCCAGTCGGACTATGTGTTACTTCCATGACTCCATTATCTAACTTTATACTATCTGGATTATCTACTCTCATGGGATATGTGTTAAGCCATTTTTTTAAATCTTTAGGATGCTTAACTTTACCTTGTTGAATTTTTGTAAATAATTTATCCCACATCATAACTTTTAAAGGATAAGGAATAGAAATTAAGTCTTTGTCTTTTTCAATCATTTTAAATATAGATGGCGAATGAAAATAAATATCAGAGTCTATAAATAACATGTGAGTATGTTTACTTTCTAAAAAACTTGAAACACATAAGTTTCGACCTTGAGTAATAAGAGAAGATTTTAACAAACAAAATTGTGTTTCAACTCCTTTATCTAAAGCTAGTTTTTGAAACTCTAATAAAGCTTGTGCATAATGTATTGAGCAATCGCTATGAACTGGTGTAGCTACAAAGACAGAGTATGGAGCTTTAGGTTTATCTTGTTTTGATTTTTCTTTCCACAAAGGCATTACTGCTTTTTCATGAGGTTGTGGATCTGTTTTTAATTCTGTTAATGTTTGGTATGTATCTTCATTTATAAATTGATTATTTTCTGTCATTGAGTGCGCCTTTCAAAAATGATGTCCATTCTTGACCTTTCTTTTCCCAGTTATAAAATTTTTTAAAATATTTTTGTTGTTCATTTAGATGTTCTTGAACAGATTCTTCATGTAAGTAATTTGCAGCAGTGTTAATAGCACAAGCTGTATCAATTGCCATTTGTTCGTAGTTAGTTGAATAGTTTACATAAACTGGCCATTCAGCACAAGTTTCATATAAAGCTCCAAAATTGTTTGTTATGACATGAACCCCAGCTGATAATGCTTCTAATGCAGACACACAAGATGTTTCTTCAAAAATACAAGGATAAACAAACATATCATAATTAGGCATCATTTCTTTTATAAACTCATTTGGTTTGTAACCAATATAGTTTACGTTAGGTAAATTTTTTGCTTGTTCATAGAGAGGTAAAAATTCTTCATCATGATTTTCACTAAATTCACTACCATATATTTGTGAAGAAGAATAAACATCCAATGTTATATTTGGATCTTTAATTTCTTGCATTGCTCTTAATAAAACATTTAACCCCCTCCACGGTGTGCAGTGATGAACTAATTTAATAGGTTCTCCTTTTTTATATATTTTTCTTATTGGAAATTCTTCAATTCCATTTTTTATTACTATTGATCTATCAGTTGGAATATCAAAAAAATATCTAAATTTTTCATAATTCCAATGACTGTTAAAAACATACCAATCATATTCTTTATGTCTTTCTTTGTTTCTAAAAAACTCTTGAAGATTAGGTTGGTCCCAAGAATTTTTTTGCCAAAGCAAATTTAATTTATTTGAATCTATTGGAACTTTACCTGGTATAGAAGTACAAATTTGAACTTCATCTAGAATTTCTTTTGCAACATGTCTTTCCAACATTTCCATTTGTAATTCTGTTGCGCCTCTGGGTTCCATTATTTTCTAGTCATAGCCCCTAGTGATACTTTTGTAACTTTTACTTCTAAATCTTGTCTAAAATCTTCTTTAGTAGTATCAGTATTTGGATCTGCTACATCATCATCAAATTCTTTTTGATTTGCATAGATCTTACCTGTTCTTTTATTTTTAATTATTTCTTTAGTTTCTACTGGAATTTTTGGTAAATCTTTCATTGTATATTTATAGTTAATGATAGTTTTTTATTTTTTTTACTTATTACTTGATGATACGTATTTTTAGGAATTAAGCAAGTATCATTTTTTTGAATAATAAATTCTTTGTTATCTATTACCCAAGACGATTCACCATAAATTTGTTTTACAATAACATCATAATTATGAAGATGTTTTGAAAAACTTGGAATTTGTCCTGGTTGTGAAAAATATAAATTAGCATTTATTTTTAAACCAGTCGCATCTATAAGTAATTTATCTAATTTTCTTAAATCATTATTTAAGTCTAAAACATTTGAAATAATAGTGGTATAACCTAGATTGTAAAAGTTTTTCCATTTTTCATAATCTAAATAACCATCTATTTCGAAAAAAAAATTTGTGCTGTTTTCGTTGTTATTTATAATCTCAACAGATGGTTGACCCCAAGGATAATACTGAGGCCATCTTTTTCTATTTTGTAAAGCATCTAAAATATCTATTTCATTAATATCTATTTGTATTTTACTTACAATGTCTTGTACTAAATTTAAATTAATCATGTAATGCCAAATTAAAAGATATAGTGATTCTTGAATGATTAGTTTCATTCATCTTTACACCATGCATAAATGTAGAGGGAAATAAAATAAATTGATTTTTATAATTTTGTATTTCTTTTTCTTCAATATTTAACGGTGAAGCATAAAACCAATCAGATAAATCTAACATGGTAGATGTAAAATCTGGTCTTAGAAAAAAAATATTACCTGAGTTTTTTGGAACTTGTAAATAAAAAACACCACTAAAATGTGAGTTACAATGATTATGAACTTGGTTATATGAGTATTTAAAATTTTCATTTATCCAAAAATTTAATAATCTTAAATTAATATTTTTTTTAAATAATAAATTATCGCCTAATGTTTGTATGCTCCAATCTAATATTTTTTTTGCAATAAATTCGTTATTTAAATTTTCTGTTTGAAATCCTAATACGTTAGATTTTTTAATTTTATATTTTAATTTTTTATGATTGCTTAAAACTTCTAAAGCTTGATCAGTAAAATTTTGGTCATCAAAGTGATTTATAAAAATAGAATCTTCAAAAAGTTTTAATTTCATGCACGTCCTTGACGATTATATTTTTTATAACTCCTTTTCTCTGATTTTGAAAGCGATTTTTTATGCCTACCGGGACGCTTCCTAGGTTTTGGTCTTGGGGTATAGCTTACAAATTTTTGTCTAGCCATTTTCTTGTGATCTATCTATTTGAGCATAACTTATAGCACCTTGAATTTTATTACTTCCCGTAGCTGCTGTCACTGTTATTGCATCACCTGCTTCTAAATTTAAACCTTGTGGAGTAGCATTTACTTGTGATTTTGCAGCCAAATCATCTCTGAAAAATTCATACTCTGTGCTTGAATCAGAAGAGTCTACTAAATTCATATTTACTAAAATAGCAGAAGAAGCATCATTGTTTACACAGTAAACACTTTTGACTATAACTGTTGCATCACTAGGACATGTAAACACCGTAGTCTTACCTGTTCCTGCTTGTTTAAAACCTTGATTTTTGTATCTAATTGTCATGATAAAAAGTAATTGAAAGCATCTTGTTCATTTTTTAATTCTTGTTGATAAGAAGTATTTAACTTATCTTGCATCGTTCGTAAAGACTGATTTATTTGTCTTTGATTTTCTTCAGTATAAACTGTACTTGGTTCTGGTATAACTATGTCTACTCTTGCCATTATCTCATTCCATCAGGTTGCACGTCAGCTCTAAAAGTACCATATCTCCAATTTTGATCAGTAGATAAATTAGCTACTTTTATACTAGCAAATCTTGATCTTGCTCTTGTGTCTACTTTTTCTGTAGTGCTATTCACTGTAAAAGGTCCGAGAGGCGAGGATGATGCAGTGTCAGACGGAAACCTTCTTAAGTTAATAGTTATTTGTGCATCTCCAGTAATTAATTTAAAGTCAGGAATAAATCTTCTTATGCTCATAAAAAATTGTCCATCTCCACCTTGTGATAAATCAAAGTCTCCAGATTGTATAAAAGCTGGTATAGCAGTTTTATTACCCGCAGAGTCAACTTCATTATTTCCTATTTCATGTGCATAATAAGTTGTAGACCCGTTTAAATTTGTTATCCCTTGAACAGTAGGAAATGTAGCTACTGCAGTCGAATTAAATTCAGTTGCGTAGGGAACATCATACAAACTTGCATCTGACCAAGTAGTTCTTGCTAATGAACCAGTAGTCCAAGTATTATTTTGATAATTGTAAGTAACACATCTGTCTACTTCACTAGATCCACTTTTTGGATAGAACCAAGTAATCTCTTCATAAAGGTGATTTAATCCAGCATAAACAGATTCTCCCCCTTGATAATTTACACCCAAGTTGTCTCCCTTTGTTGTAAAAACAAAATCTTCTACTAAACATGGTAAAGCTTTTACAGTACCATCAAAAACAAAAAATCCTCCAGATTCTCCCATCCAGTACACTGCACCATTTACATATTTCATTGCATGTTGACCAATGCATCCACAATTTGAACCTACTTGTCTTACTGAAAAAGTAAAAGGTGGACCAACAAATTGAATAACATATGCAGAGCTATCAGTTAAAACAAATGTATAATCTTTACCTTTTATTGCACCAACTATTTTTGTGCCAGAATCTAATCTAAAAAAACCTGCAGTGTTAACTGAGGTTGGAGTATAGTCAGAAATATCTTCTTGATCCGAAAATCTTATAAACATTTTATCCTGAGTGCCTGGAGAACCAATTGTAGTTTCAGTTCCTAACATAAAAAGGTGTCTGTCTCTATCAGAAACTAAAGACATAACAGACGCTGTTGGAGCATTACTAATTACTGTAGCCCTAGTTGTCAGTGCACTTGGATTAGAATTAATAGGATTCCATTCAAAAGATTTACCATTTTTTACTGTTGCAATTAATTTTTCTCCAAAATTATCTAATGACCACGAGGCTGGATCAATTGTTAAAGTTTGTGATAAAGACGCTTCACCCCAACCAGTATAATATTCAACACCTGCTCCAGATAAGTGCGCAGTCCTTGTGCCAGCAACACCTCTAGTGATACCTGTTAAATCATTTGACGATATACCAGTATAAGAAATAAATTCTGTGCCAACTTTAATAGTTCCTGAAGTTGGAAATCCTGTCGTAGAAACTAATGTAATTGATGTTCCTGAACCGCCTGTTCCCGCAGTATCATCTAGTAAAGCTCCGTTTAAAGTTCCAAAAACTTGCTGACCTCCACCAAATAATCCAGTGCCCCAACCAAAACCATAAGTGAACCCTAAAGTTCCTGGTTTTATGTATGGATTTACTGTAGCTGTTCCACTACCGTTTACAGTAGTACCAGCTGCTGATGCCATAGTAATTGTAAATGAATCACTATTAGGTACTGTAATTACTTGAAAAGTATTTGTCTCAAAATCTGCTGCACTATATCCAGCTCCAGAAGGTGGAGTAACAGATGTAAATGTAAATAAATCTCCAGGTTCTAATGTGTGTGCAGCTTTGTTTACAGTTACGGTTGCAGATGTATTAACGGTATCAAATGTACAACCAGTTAAAGATACCCCTAAAGGAGTAATATCATAAAATGCTCCTTCATAATAAATAACTAATAATTTATTTGTACCTATAGCTGCATATCTTCTACCGTCTAAATCAGCCCAGATAAATTGTTCTCTTGCAGCACCTACTAAAGTACCACTTAAAATTTGTTCCCAACCTCCAATTTTTTCAGGAAGGCCATACCTAAATCTTACAAAATCCCCATCTGTCCATTGCCCTTCAGCACCAGTTTGAGTAACTTGCTTATTAAAACCAGGTTGTATTTGTACATTTGTCAAAGGCATATTTTATTATACCATTTAATCTAAGGCTAATAAACTATTAGCTTTTTGGCTCATTTTTATCTATATATTTTTTTAAAGCGTAACAAGCGTTTACAAAAGCAGTAGAAATAGCCTCTAGAAGAGGTTTAGTTTCAGTGTAAATAATTGGTAATTTTTTTTGTTTATTAATAATTTTTATTTCATCATCCGTAAACTCAATAATAAATGCATCTTTGTAATTTTTAAATTTCATTTTTAAATCCTAAATACTTTCTTTTATCATACAAATAATCTGAAAATTCTCCATTCTTTTCAACATAGTGTAAAAATATCTGACCGTTATAGTCACCTTCATATTCTAATCTCCAATGTTTTACTTTTGCTCCATAATATAAAATACCATCTTTTGGTTTTATAATATATTTTTTATCATTAATATATATAGGCCATTCTTTATCACTTCTTACATTTATACTTATAGTTATTTCACATGAAGGCCTATCAGTGTGTTTATCTAATTTTGAATACTTGTTATACATTCTCCAAAAAGTGTAGGTTGGTAATACTTCTTTTTTTAAATGTTTTTCAACTTTTTTTATTTTAGATAACAAAAGACTATCCATTAATGGACAACCATATTCATAAGTTTCTCCTAAAGATGTTTGTTTGTCATCAAACAATTTTGAATTTGCTTCATGAAAAATTTTCATATAATTCCAAATCAAATTATTTTCATCTTCTTTTAAGAAATCTTTTATGTAAATTATATTACCCATGATACTATACAAAATCTTGTCCCTTTTATTACTTTGGTTGCTGCATGAGGATACAAAAAATTACTTGGCCATACCACAACACTACCAGGTTCAGGTTTTACTTCAAAATATATATCTCCATTAGGTTTATAAAATTTAAGGTATCCACCTTCAAAATCGTTATTTAAAAAAATAATAATTGATAATTCACGATGTATTTCTTTACAAGAATCTACGTGTGGTTTGTAAAATCCTCCTTGTTCATATTTTAATAATGTTACTTCTTTAATGTATGTAATTCTAAAATCTCCAATAGTATCTTTTTTGTATCTTTGAACTGCTCTCATAATCTTTGCACATATATAATTATACCAGTGTGTTTCAGTAATTGATTTATTTATATTTAAATTATAATCTTGTGTATTTCTAACAGTTTTATCTATTTCAGTTTTAAAGCTGTCTGAATTTGTATCACCAACAATAGTTGTATCGAAAAAATTATAATTATTAAATGTTTTTAAAAAAGCAGAAACTTGAATAGGTGATAATAAATTTGGATACACTTTTATAAATTCTTTTAGTTCCATGATTTTTTTTTCCAAAATAATTTTTCATAATATTTAGTTAATTTTGTACCAAGTGTAAAGAATCTTCTTGAGGATTCTTCTTCTGGGATTTCACTTACTTTCATATCCCAACTTTCATTTTTGAAAGGAAAGACAGTTGCAATCGGTGTTCCTTTTTCTAATAACCAAGTACCTTCTTTTTTAAATACACATGGAAAGTTAACTTGTACTGGATGATTACCATCAACTATACCTGAAAGAATTTCGAATCTATCATCAGGTCTATTTAGTGGTGGTGTGTATAAAACACTATAATTTTTAGGGACTTCTATAATCCATGGATTCATAATTTTATAAATTTCATACATCTTATTGGTTACTGCATAAGGACAAGTATTACCTCCAACTTGTTGTAAGTTATGTATCTCATTTCCTTTATTGACATTTATTAAATCAACTTTTGGATGCGTAGAAACATTATCATTTATATTAATCCAAGTATTTAATTTATTATTTATTCTAGAATCAGGTGTATTAAAATTTATTTCTTGGTCTACTGGATTTTTTAAAATGTAACCTGTTACTAAACTATCAAGAAAAGGTTTACAATTCTTAATGTTTAAATTATTAAAATTACCAACTTTAATATTTTTATACCAATCAGGAATATTAAACTTACCTGGTGTGGGATATAGGGATTTATCTTTGGTTATAAAATTGTGAGCTTTAAATTTAATTATGTGACGCATGGTATCTCACCAGCAGGTGAGGGTACACTTATACCATTCTTGTGTAATGCGTCAAGCCAAACAGATGCAGTTACTGGCCATGAAATGCTATCTAAATTTATGCTTTCTAAAGTAGATATATAATTACTCCAAGTGCTTGGTACACTAGGAAAATTCTGTTCACAATGACGAATATTTTTTATAAGCTCATTAATTGCATCTTGGCAATGTTGTTTAGTTATTGTTTCTGTGGGTATAGAATCATTGTTAATTATATTAGATGAAGTTTCAATATCTTCAAATTTTTTTGTTAGAGTAAATGCTACTGCTTCATAATCTGTATCTGATATTTCAACAGATGAGGATGCTCCATAATTCATCCACCATTCTTTAGCCTCATCAGATTCGACTATTCCAATTCTTTTATTTTCATTATTAAAAATTATATGTTTAGCCATAATTATTATCCGTTGTCAAAAATTATTAAACCACCACTACCACCACCTTGTCCAGTACTAGCCATTGCAGGCGGTTGCGTTCTTCCAGCTCCTGGTCTACCAACCTGATCTGGATTAACGTACAAACCACCGTTTGCATAATTAGTAGTTACATCAACTTGTGCTCCCGGAGCAGTTCCATTATTTCCTGGGTTACCTGGTTGACCCCCTTGGCCACCATTTGCAGTTACACTTAAACCTGGTACAGTTGTAGCATTTCCACCTGGAGCAGCAGGACCACCTGGGTTTCCACCAGATCCCCCAGTTCCAATAGTATAAGAATATCCAGTAGAAGCAGAAACATCTTTTAAAAATTCTCCAGCTCCACCTTGACCACCAGGTCTTCCGTCAGGTGAAGGGTTAACACCTCTACCACCACCTCCGCCACCGACAGCAAAGAATCTTGCTTTTGAAGCATTTGATGGCGTAGTATAAGTTCCTGGATTTCTATTATATTCTCTTAATGCAAAACCACCCCCAGCAGCTCCTGAAGCAGCACCAGTTAATCTTCCTTGTGCGTCTACAGTAATTGTTGCTACTGTATAAGTACCTGCGGTTACTGCAGTGTTTGCTAATTGGTCTGCACCAACAGCATCATCAGCGATTTTTGCAGTGGTTACATTTTTATTTGAAATTTTTGCAGTTAAAATAGCATTGTCAATTATTTTAGCAGTTGTTACTGCATTGTTTGATAATTGTGCAGCTCTTACAGCATTAGCAGCAATTTTATCATTGTCTACTGCATCATCTGCTATTTGTGCTGTACCAATTGTTCCACCTAAAGTGTCTAATGAAATTTCTTTTAAATTAGTTCCATCTGAATAAGCAGCATAAATTTTTGCAGCATCTAATGTAAAACCAGTTCCTGATGCAGTTTTAATTGTTAAATTTTCTGGATTAGTTAATGCAGTTGCATCAAAAATATAAAATTTTTCTATACTATCTGGTATAGTACAAATTGTACTAGCAGCTATTGTAGCTGTTGCAAATTTAATTACCATATTTCTAGCATTAGAAATAGTTTTATCAGTCATTACAAGTGCTAGTGTTCCACCACTTGATAATGTTACTTGTTCAAAACCTGCGATTGCTTGTTGAATAAGATTTAAGTTATTATTTGTATTATCACCCCATGTACCAGCGTTTTCGCCAGTCACCATCAATTCTAGTTTTAGATCAGATGAATAAGTTGATGTCATAAATTTGTTCTCCTAAATATTAATAATTATACATATGTTAAGCTGCCAAATCAACCTCAGTCCAAACATTAGTAACTCCTGGATCTATTTCTTGCCAAGCAGTTACGCCAATATTTCCAAGAGATGCTGTCATTTCTATACCAGTAACACTTATATTTGCAATACCAGTAACTGTTACTGAGCCAACTGAACCTGATAATTGTAATCCTCCAACCCCTATTATTTGACCTGGAATTTCAGCATGTTGTCCTAGTGATAGTGTAGCTTGTTGGCCAGTAGGAGATTCAGTTGTAGTTTGTACTAATGTAAAATTACCTTGAGTAAATGTAGCTTGAATACCACTTACATCCACTGGAGTTTTTAAACCAGCTACTGTTGAGCCTATTGAGCTAGTTAATGATCCAGCGCTTGATACAGTTACGTTTGCATCGGCATCAAAAGATAACGAACCAATAGTAAAATCAAGTTGATCCTCTGCTGCAAAAACAGTTATATCTTGATCGATTTTTAATGAGAAACTTCCAAAAGTAGAAGTTAATTGACCCGCACTAGAAACAGAAACAGTTACGTCTGATTTACCTATTGCAGAACCAATAGATGAAGTTAAAGTTTGTCCAGTTGCAATAACTGAATAAGCTCCACCCCAAGCAAGGTTACCCCAAGTTCTTCTACCCCAACCGATTCCAGTTAATTGAGATTCATCAACGGTAGCTGCACCAATACTTGAAGTTAATGCTGTTCCAGTTACAGGGACTCCTATGCCAATAACTGTGTTTCCTACAGCCATTGATTCAAGACTACCTACAACTTGTACTACTACAGAAGTGCCTCCTACAGTAGTTCCTTGTGATGAAGCTATTTGTATTCCTGATACGCTAACATCAGCATTAGCAGAAATAGTTACTGAGTTTTGTGATGTGGTTAATGAAAGACCTGATCCACCCCAATCATTTGAGCCCCAATTAGATTGACCCCAATATTCAGAGCCTGGCGACTGAACTTTAACAGTAATATCAGCCACTAGGCTCCTCCTTAAATTAAGCTAATCTCAATATAGCTGCAGATGTTGTGAAAGCTGGAAATTGAATTGTAAAAGTTCCAGACGTTGCAGTTTTTTCTGCACCAAAATCTAATACAGCAACTGCATCAGTAGTACTTGATCCACCATTAGTTTGTGTATTATAAATCAAGGCACCTCTTGCAGTAAGCGTTACACCTACAAATGATAAATCAGCAAAATCAGTAATAGCCACAGATGAAGAAACCTTTACACCTTGGTTTACCAAAGCTTTTCCACCTGCTGTATAACCAGAGGGTGAAGAAACTTCTCCAGCTGTAGTATAATTTGTAGTTGATTTTCCTAAAGTAGCTGGTGTTCCATACATTGCTAATTTAAATGTATCACCACCATCACCTGATGTATCGAAGTCGTGAGACCCTTGTAGTAATTCTTTTTTAAAAGAATCACAGATTGCGTTAGTTGTTATTGCCATAATTTTTCTCCTTTAAATTTATGGACTAGGAGAATCGACTTTGACTCTTGGTACTCCGTCTTGATATTCTCCTCGTCTTCTTCTACCCATTTGTTGTAGGGCAAAATTTTGTGTTTCTTCATTATACTTTGAATTATAGAGGTTGTATAGATTGTCAGGTCCTTTTAAAAATCTAAAAGCCTCAGCTAATACACCATGTAAAAGCATCGACTCTTGATATGTAGATAAATAAGTATTGGTTGTACTTGTAAATTCAGGTGGTTGCTTTATGTAGTTTAATTGAACAGTATCTGCAGTAGCTGGTGTTGGAGCAACCAGTATTACTGGTCCTTGTTGAACGTTGTCTTCCCAATTAGCCCAATACTTTGGTGTTCCCGTAGTTGAATCATTTGGGGCAAATTCTGATATAAAACTTGTATCTCTTTTTTCTAAAAAAGTCCTATTATCACTACTATCAATTACCTGAACAGATCTTACAACAATTGCATCTGAAGGTAAAATTACATATCTGTTACCAGCTGTAAAATTTGATGTAGCGTATTTTCTTAGATCATCATAATCTATTTTTCCAGCAATATCTAATTCTACAGATTTTATAAAATCTTGAATAATAGCATCAGTTAAAACAGTGCTACCAACCTCTGTATAGTTTCTTACTTGTGTTAAAAAATTTGCGTGAGTTATAGCCATTACGTTATACTAACCTCCACAGAACCTATTAATGATAAAAGTTCTCTTCTTCTATTTTGTAAAGACGGATCTTCAGGTACCATACTATGTATAGTGGTTGTAATAAAATTAGATGTAACTTCAAATTCTTGTGTTCTAAATGCAAAGTCTCCTGGTAAAGATAAATTTGCTACACCTACAAATATCCCTCCAGAGTCTGCAATAGTATCATCATTAGGAGCTTGTGGATTTATAGTTGATATATCTGTTGGTTGTTGAAACTTCATAGTTCTTGGATTTTGTAAAGCTACAGCATCAGCTTTATGATATGGTGGATCAATTTGTGGATGTTTAGGTTCAAACTCTGATATATGAACCAATGCACCAGTCCATTCTTTTACCATTTCTCTATAAGGAAATGCTTGACCTGATCTATCAGAAATAGCTAATGATCTTTTACCACTTGCATAACTCATTATACACCATCTCCAAAATATGTTTGAGGAGAAATATAAACTGAAGTTCTTGAGCCATCTTCATTTAATGCTCTTAATAATTCATCCTCATAAAGTTGTTTTAATAATTGAATTCTATCTGGTGCTTTTTTTTGTGATAAATAGTATGCAAGACCAGAACACATACATGGTAAAAATCTAAAAGGTACATCTGGATTATTTGAATAAACTCCAGCATCTTCAATTCTATCAATTGAATAATATTTTAATGTTGTATAAGTAGATGCATTTGGAGCAAGGTACAAACTTATTGTTGGTTGTGTTTGTCTATCAACATAATATTGAGATGGTTGTCCAGTTGTTAATTTATTTGGTAAAGCAGAGTAAGCTGATCTATCAATTTTAGTTAAAGCAACATCTTGTGTACTTGCAGTTCCTGAACCAGTTATGTTTTGTACTGGTACACCTGCTGCATGAGCCACGGCTAACGAACCACGAGCTCCTCTTGTTGCTCCAGTTAATGTGTGTGTTGATTTACCAGTGTAAGTGATAAATTCTAATCCTATTTGAATTGTGCCACTTGATGCAAATCCAGTGCCATCTGTAAGTACAACGCTTGTTGCAGAATCAGTTAAAGCAGTATTCAAAGTTCCATTTACCGCACCACTTGAAGAAATATAAGCTTCTAAAACATCATTGACCTGAGTAGGCACTGAGTAAGTTGCAACTCCAGCTGTAAATTGTATTTGATTTAGCTTCACTTTCCAAAGGTGAACACCTCTGTTTCCCCATTCCGAAAATAAAAGATTTAAACTTCTTCTAGCACTTCTTAAATCATAACCACTATTAGTTCGAATACCACATCTCTCGTATGCTTCTTCAATTATATCATCGATTTGTAAATCGAATGTAGTAGTTCCTGACGTTGCCATAATTCATTACATTATATCTTTATAATAGTCTAAAGTTTTTCCTGCTGGTAAACTTTCATCTTGTAATCCCATACCTGATGTTCTAGCTGCTCCATAACCTTTTGTTGATTCAGCTGATCCACCCATATTTCTATCTAAATAATTTAAAGCCGGGCTCATTTGAGTTTTACCTTTTAACATTTTTTTTGCAGCTTTTTGACCTTTTTTAGTTGCTAAAACTGCAACACCTAATGCTGC